GATATTATTTCATATCATTTTAATGAAAAAAATAAAAATAATTGGTCAAATAACGATATCCATAAGACATCAATACAAATATCGAAAAAATTATATAATATAATATTATCTATTGATAATAATTATAAATTAAAAAACGAAAAAATTGTACTATGGCTATCGTCAATATCATAGATATCATATTTAATTGGAATAGGCAAGACCACCCATACCAGATAATATTCTCAAGACATTGTAATTTACCGCAAATATAAATATAGTTCCAGTAATTTTAGATGACAACGATAGAACTGCGGTATCAATACGAGACATATTGAGAGTGCCACTTGGTTGATGTTCTTCGGGTTTAAGAGCGAATGAATATACGTTAATGCCCTTGTGGTACATATCGGGAGTGTTTTCGTGATGTTGATAGGGTTGGACTAATGAGAAATATTCGCCTTGTCTTGTAGCAAAACGATCATTTCCGTTAAGCATTATTTTTGCTTGCATTACGGGATTAGTCGAGGTTACATAGTTATTATAAGTATTACCTGTACCAGTGGCATTAGTATCTCTAGTTGAAGTTGAAAAGTTATTCCAATATACAGACGATACATCGGATTTTCTAATAGTCCATACAAGTTCTTTACAAGGGTGATTGAAATTCATTCTTAGACTTTTCATGGAATCAGAATTAGTTCCCGAAGTGGTTATAGTGTCGGTACCGGTAAATTGTAATTGTTCTATTAAATATTCGTGAGATAATTGAGCAAATCTTCGGCGTTCATCAGTATCTAAGAATATATAATCAACCCATAATGTTGGTTCATCTAAAGTTAATACTGATTTTGTAGCAGAGAAAAGAGTAGTAGTACTATTCGGTACGCCATCTGGTTTATCTTGTTCTTGACAATAGTTAGATTCATTTGTGTCGCATAAGTTATCAGCAGATTCATATTCAATATTTATTTTTACTTCGTGATATTGTAAGGCGATTAAGGGAAGTGCGAGACCTACATTGCGGCAGAACCAAAATTCTAAAGGAACATATAATTCGTAAGAAGTTGCTTCTGCTAATTCAGAACAGCAATTTTCTTTATTAGCACCAATCATTTTATAATATCCTTCGCGTTTGCCATATGGTAAGGAAAGTTCATTCCATATGTAAAGCCATTCTGAATAATGCTTATCTATACGTTGACCACCGATTTCTAATTCAACGGTTTTTAATAATTTTTGTCCAACGTTAGGAACTAACGCTAAATGTCTATCCGTTGAAGTGTTTTTTAATTTTCCGTAAAAATATACTCTATGTATTAAATCACCATTGCGAGTAATTTGATAAGTAGCACGAGAACCTAGGGAATTGCTTCCGGAAGCAGTTTGTTGAATTGCTTCGATAGCGAAGTTAGTATGACGACGATAAACTACTTTGAAAAAGGTAATTTGAGGATTACCGGTTAAATAAACATCCTGAGCACCATAAGCTACTAATTGAAGAAGACCACCACCCATTTACGCTATATTCTTTATACTATTAGAGGAGAAAAAAAAAAGGAACTTTGTAGCAATTTAACAACATATTATTTATATATAAATAATATAAATTAATTTGAATATGCCAAACCGCCCATACCCGATAATATGCGAAGAACGTTATAATTAACCGCGTATACATGAAGATTTTTGGAAAAAGCATTTCCAGTATAGGTATTCTGTAAATCTAAATTAAATACCGCGGTATCAATGCGAGACATATTAAGAGTGCCGCTGGGTTGATGTTCTTCGGGTTTAAGAGCGAATGAATATACATTAATGCCCGGATTTGATGGTATATTTTCATGATGTTGATAAGGTTGTATTAAATTAAAATAAGAACCTGGTCTTGCTGCGAAGCGATCATTGCCATTTAATACAAGTTTAGCATTTTTAATTGGGTTAGTTGAAGTTATAGCACTTGTCTCTATATATAGTTCACTGTTATTAGCACCATAAGAATTTACACCAGTTGAATAATTAACCCAATTGTTATTGATTGTTTGTCTAGTAGAAGCATGATGATTTGAAGCACAGAACCATACTAATTCTTTACAAGGGTGATTGAATGAAAGTTTTGGTTTTATGCTAGTAGAATTATCATTTATGCTTTCAGTACCAGTAAATTGTAATTGTTCTATTAAATATTCGTGGGATAATTGAGCGAATCTTCTACGTTCATCAGTATCCAAGAATATATAATCAACCCATAAAGTAGTTGAAGATAATTCAGCAATATCAGTGGCATTACCTTTGCAGTTTTCTCTAGTTTCAAATAATATGTTTATTTTTACTTCGTGATATTGTAATGCGATTAAGGGAAGTGCGAGACCTACATTGCGACAGAACCAAAACTCTAACGGAATATATAGATTTGCGTTAGTTAAAGGGAGAAGTTTATTATTAGCGCCAACCATTTTTTTGTAGGCTTCTTTCTTTGATACAGGCAAGGAAAGTTCGTTCCACACATACATCCAGTGAGAATAATGCTTATCTATCTTTTGACCACCTATTTCAATTTCTACGTAATTTATTAAACGAAGACCAAAATAAGGACATACATCAGCATTAGATGAATAATTGACAACCGCTAAATACATACGATGTATTAAATCGCCATTTCGTGATATTTGGCAGGTTACGCGATTGCCAAAAGTTGGAGAACCGTTAAAAGTTTGTTGAATGGCTTCAATCGCGAAGTTAGTATGACGACGATAAACTACTTTGAAAAAGGTAATTTGAGGATTACCGGTTAAATAAACATCCTGAGCACCATAAGCTACTAATTGAAGAAGACCACCACCCATTTACGCTATATTCTTTATACTATTAGAGGAGAAAAAAAAAAGGGAAATATATAACACAATTTATTATAATTGCTATTTTTTAATTGGAATACGCAAGACCGCCCATTCCAGATAATATACGTAAAACATTGTAATTTACAGCATATATATTAATACCTTCGTATTTCAAATTGTTTCCATTTTCGGGTACAGTAGTAACCATCAAAGTTGCGGTATCAATGCGGGACATATTTAGAGTACCGCTTGGTTGATGATCTTCGGGTTTTAGTGCGAAAGAATATACATTGATAGAATTAAATATGGGGGCATTAGTGTGATGTTGGAAAGGTTGAACGTGATTGAAATATTCACCTTCTCTTACGGCAAAACGGTCATTGCCATTTAATTGAAGTATAGCATTTTTGAAAGGATTTTTATATACAGGAGGATTAACATCAGAAATAACTAAATAGTTAGAAGTATATTGACCACCAAATTCAGAAGTACCACCTACGGCCAAAGATGAAGCAGTTGAGTTATCCGCTTCATCGGCATAGTTATAATCGTACCATCTGGTATTATTGGTAGTGCGAACAGGTTTTGCTACCCATATTAATTCTTTACAAGGATGGTTGAAATTTAGTTTGATGCGGTTAGTGCCGGCTACAAGAGTTTCAGAACCAGTAAATTGTAATTGTTCAATTAAGTATTCGTGAGATAATTGAGCGAATCTTCGGCGTTCATCAGTATCCAAGAATATATAATCCGCCCATAAAGATATATTTTTAACTTCGTCAAAATCGGCAATATGAGATACACATTTCTCTTTAGTTTCAAAATCTATTTTAACTTTTACCTCGTGATATTGGAGTGCGATTAAAGGTAGAGCGAGACCTACATTGCGGCAAAACCAGAATTCGAAAGGAATATATAAAGTAGTGCTATCGGTACTGTAATTTAATATATCTTTATCAGCGCCTACCATAGTATTATAGGCATAGCGTTTGCCCATAGGAAGAGATAATTCATTCCAAATATATAACCAATCAGAATAGTGTTTATCTATTTGTTGCCCACCGATTTCAATTACAACTGATTTAATTAATCGTAGACCTAGGTAATTTTGATAGGTACTTCCCGTGGAAGCGGCGGTAGATTTTCTTTTAGGGACATCAACTTGTAAATACATACGATTTATTAAATCGCCATTGCGCGATATTTGGCAGGTTACTGTGTTTCCGTATCCGGCATTGCCGTTAAAAGTTTGTTGAATTGCTTCGATGGCAAAGTTAGTATGACGACGATAAACCACTTTGAAAAAGGTAATTTGAGGATTACCGGTTAAATAAACATCCTGAGCACCATAAGCTACTAATTGAAGAAGACCACCACCCATTTACGCTATATTCTTTATACTATTAGAGGAGAAAAAAATATAGATTATATGACACAAAAATAAATTTTATTATATAAACCTTAATATT